CCATCAAAGATGGCGGCACCCCGCTCACGGTTCGCGCGCGATTGATTCCCCGCAGACACCCCTGCGATTAATTCTTAAAAAAAAAGCGCAATCCTGGAGCGACTGGCTAGTCAGGGGCGGAAGGCGTGGTAGTCACAAAAAAACAAGACAAGGCGATGGGACGGCGTGACTAACAGTCACAATGTTGAATCGCTGCGATCCCGGTACAATTAGGCATCGGCAACGTTGCGATATTCGCCGTTGATTGCGACTGTCTCGGCGTCCGGGTCTGCGTCTGAAGTAGTCGCGACACTTAGCGCGTCTATTAGCGT